GTTGGGTTCGTTTGGCTCAGCAATCACTATCGAAACAGAGATAAGACCTTGTTTCGACCACTGCCCACCATTCTGTGCGATAGCGTTAGGCCCGACAAGATCAACCTAACAGCTTCCGTCACACGTGCCTTCTCTCTCGATCGGGATGATGAGCGAGTGGCTGACAAAGTTGTTCCGGTTGGATTCGCGTCAAGTAGGTTTGGTCCGGCAGTATATGCAGACAATGCCGCCAATCAGCTTAGAGCGTTGGAGGCCCGGGTTCTTGCTGAGCCGCCGGCTCATGACCCGCTAGTACGCGAAGAGCTGAGACAGTTTGTCAGGCACAACATGGCCGAGATCTTCGGAGGCAAAGTGCACATTGACCCCATGCCATTTGACCCATGGTTGGCTGGCATTAATTCGTCTGTTCCCGTTAAGGCCCGGTTGTCTCATGCCAACCAGGTCATTAGGGCTAGGGGACAAACTAGCCGCCATGTGTTCACGCCCGATGAGTGCCACCGAGCCACGACAAGGTCCTCGTTCACGAAGTTCGAAGCTGTGCTAACCAAGAACCGAATCAGTGATGCCAAGAAGGCTGCTAGACTTATCCAAGGAGCTCATCCCGAGATGACCGTCACAACCGGGCCGTGGATCTCAGCCCTGCAGGGACGGATCAAGAAGGTTTGGGGTGGTCAAGGGTTCGCTATGTTTACCAGTGGCAAGACTGCACGACAGGTTGCTGAGTTCGTGATGAAGGACCCAGGTTGGCGGTTGTTCGAGGATGATGTGGGCAAGTTTGACCTCAGCATTGATGAAGGTTATTGCCACATGGAGGTTGAAATCGCAAAGTGGTTTGGGGCGCCCGCCGGAGTGATACAGCTCATGCAAGCCAATATTGCCACGCACGGCTTCACTAGCATGGGCTGGAAGTACAAAGTCAAGGGGACTCGGAAGAGTGGAGATACGTATACCTCCTTGATGAATTCGATCATCAATTTCCTGGTTCACCTGTTTATCTTCTGCAAGGTTCGTGGCTATTCGGTTGCCGAGGCCAAGGAACACTTTAAGTTGGCGGTCCAAGGAGATGATGACATTGGCCGGCATACCGGGCCTGAGATTCCCTGGAGGCATTGGATGGCCAAGCTCGGCTTCAAGTCTGAGGCGAAGTATCACGAAGACCCCATGCGAGCTGAGTTCTGCAGCTCACGACTCTGGCCAGACTCGGAGGGATGGGCGTTCGTTCCCAAGGTCGGCCGCGTGTTATCGAAGCTTGGGTTCTCGTTGCGGGCCACACCAGGCAACGAGCTTGCCTATGCCAGGATGTCCGCTTTGTCCATGTATGAGTTGTGCCATTCTGTCCCACCTCTCAAGCTCGTGCTTGATCTCGTCCTTGAGCGGACCAGCTCTGTGACTGAGGTCAGAGGCGTGGATGAGCCGTGGAAACTTAAGGCAGGTGCACTTGGACAACCCACTCCAGCTACGTGGTTAGCACTGGACACATGTTATGGCATGACTCGCGAGATGTTTGCGAAATTTGGCGAGGAGATGGCGGGCAGAACCATGGGAGCAGTGGAGAGTAGTCCCATATTCGATCACCTCTGTGAGAAGGACTCCGGAGCTGACACCGGGTTTGACAGGGAGTTGGAAGAGTGCGGTGAAGACGCCCCCTTGGAAGAGTACCAAAGCGTGGTTCTGCTGCCTAATGAGCCCCCAGTTGTTGTCACCTACCCAGCTGGCAGCACCGTGGGACAGGTGGTCAAGAGAGCGTTCATGCGCATAGGAGCCCGGCATCCGCCAAATAGCAGTCGCTTGATATTTTCTGTCGGCGGCAAACCAGTTGGCCCTGACTGGGAGTTTGCTGGTGAGGAGTTGGTTGTCCGGCTGAAGTTGGTGGGTGGTATGTACTCCGATGGTGCCGTGGACTCTATAGACATCGGCTGGCACCTTGACGACAAGGGTAGCGAACAAGCGCCCTGGGCTCTCAATTCATTGTTGTTCACTGCAAAGATGGTCGGGCGCTTGCTGTATGAGTACGGGTCTAAGGAAGTGCCGGCTGAGGCGTGCTATCAGGCAGCAAAGTTGTCCGTAGAGTACCTGGAAAGCAAGGCTGCCGAAGTGAAAACTGCCGATGGCTGCGTGGATGGTGCTTCACCCGCGGTCAACGTGATGGTGACTCTGCCTGGTATGAGACCATGGGCCTATTCGGGTCCAGCTGCTACAGCGCGGGTGCTGACCCAGAAAGCTTTTATCCGTTGTTATGGAAGCTTTTCTGAGCATGTGTTCGAGAAGCTGCAGGTCATTTCCAATGGCAAGCCAGGCCTATGGGCTGACCAGGTGGTTGATGGGACGCTCGAGTTGCGGCCCAAACTGATGGGAGGTGCAGATACGGGCGGGGTTGCCAAGGACATTCGCGGCGAAAGGCTGATGGATAAGGTCATAGCGCGCGTCGGCATCCTGCCGAGTAGCAGAGGGTTCATACTCGCCCTGATCGATCCCTTCCACGACGTGCCCTTTGTGTGCAACGGCATGCCCGACATGAAGCTTGGTGCGTCAGTGGTAGAGACTGTTAAAGTCTCGGCCACCATCTCCGAGCTTGCGGGGCTGGCGGGAGTTAATTGGGATCTGTTGACGGTGGCAATGCCTAATGTCGTCTCACAGAATTTCAACTTGTACACCAGGTCCCAGGAGAAGAACTCTGCGTCGTACGCGTTCGCTGCCACCACATATAATAACCTGGCTGGCCTCTGTTTTATACAGGCGGCGGCTGGTGTGCCAGTGCAGCC